AGGACTACAAGAACAAGCAGTTAGATCTGACTCACTCTTGGGCGCCCTCCGTTCATTTCCGTGACAGAAAGATCGAGTACGCTCAGTTATGGTCTGCCGGAAAATCTCTAAAAGAAATCTGTCCGGAAGAATTTTTAACCGCATACTCCTTTTTAGATAAAAAAGCGCGCTCATTTTTAAAATCATTCTCTACTGCGAAGATAAATCTAAACGATGTTTGTTTTTACGATCTTGTGCCGAGTGATTTCCTTGCCGATTTCTATCAAATAAAAAACGATATAACCCAGTCAGTTTTTGAAAACTGCGAAAAACCGAAGAATTATGATTTCTTGCACGATTTGTCTTATTTGTTGATTGATATAAAAAATAGAAACTTGAATATTGACTTGAAGAACATCAATCTCACTGGACCTACCGCACGCCAAGGGCTGAACAAACTAAGCAACAACTCTAACAACGTTGTGTACAACCCGTGGACTACCGTTACAGGCCGCCTTACTACAGAAAAAAACAGCTTTCCCATCCTAACAATAAACAAGGAGCTGAGGTCCGCGGTTAAACCACAAAACGATTGCTTTGTTGAACTCGACTATAACGCTGCAGAAGTTCGAGTTTTGTTTGGTCTTCTTGGCGAAAAGCAGCCCGATGAAGATATTCATGAATGGATTAGCAAAAATATATTTCGTTCAAAGTATGATCGTGAAGGTACAAAGAAGAAGGTATTCTCTTGGCTCTACAATCCAAAAGCAAAAAATAAAAAATTAAATGATTACATTGATCGTGATATGATATATAATCAGTACTATGTTAATGGATCTGTTGTGACCCCGTATGATAGAACAATTGAAGTAGATGACTCCAAGGCTCTGAACTACTTAATTCAAAGCACGTCTAGCGATATGTTTTTGACATCCGCGATTAAAGTAAATAAATTACTACAAGATAAAAAGTCATTTATTTCCTTTTGCATACACGATAGTCTAGTTTTAGACCTGTCCCTGGAGGACAGGGAGTTGTTAACTAATATAAACAAGATCTTCTCTAGTACTAGGTTTGGCGACATAAGAACAAATCTTAGTATTGGTAAAGATTTTGGCCAGATGAAGAGGGTAGCATGAATATAATTGGTTTGGGTAACGCTGGATGTCAGGTGGCTAACAGCTTTAATGAATGGCCTCAATATAATGTACACTGTATTGATGTTGAAGATAAAGAATATAAAAACTTTATATCTGTAAAAGAGCAGAGCACGCACGAGGAGTACGAACAGAACTTCAAAAATCTTAAGATGAAGAAGTTAGTCGGCCCAACAACAATATTTTTGTGTGGGGCCGGCGCAATCTCAGGCATGTGCTTGAGGTTGTTGCAGCTACTTAAAAACAACAAGCAAGTGACACTATTTTATATAAAACCAGATTTTGATTCACTGTCTAAGCAGCAAAGCACTCGCCACAAGATTACATTTGGAGTGTTGCAACAGTATGTAAGGTCCGATGCAATTGCACGCATGTATGTTGTTGATAACAAAAGTATTGAAACTTTAGTTGAAGACATATCGATAGCCGATTACTGGAAAAATATAAATTATGCGGTCTCAAACACGTACCATATGATAAATTTTTTTGAAAATACCGAACCACTACTGAGTACTTTTTCGCCAGTTAGCAAGACTAGTAAGATTGCGTCGTTTTCAGTCGTTAATTTTGACACATTCAACGAGAAGCCTTTTTATCAGCTAGACAAGCCAAGGTTTAGAAGGTATTTTTTTGGAGTTAACGAAAAGACTATGCAGCAAGAAAAAGAATTGCTACATAGAATCCGAGACTTTACAAAAGAAAGGACAAACGAAAACACACATGCTTCGTTTTCTATCTATTCTACGGACTATGAACATAACTATGTCTATTCAGTTCAATACGCTAGTATGATTCAAGAAGAAAATATTTCTTAACTTTTCAGAAAACGTTATTATTATATTGTCAAGCCGATTGGGATATTGACCAATCGTACTATAGCTAAAAGCAAAAAGGAGAATACAATGGGTATTGATTTAGCAAAAATGAAGGCGAAGCGCGAGGCCTTAGAAAGTCGCGGCAATGGTAAAAGCGCTTTTTGGCGCCCTGAAGACGGAGAACAAACTATTAGGCTTGTCCCTACTGCGGATGGAGACCCATTCAAGGAGTTTTGGTTTCATTACAACCTGGGGAAGAACCCTGGTTTCTTGAGCCCGAAAAAGAACTTTGGAGAGGACGATCCACTTAATGATTTTATTCGGCAACTCTACAAGGACGGGTCGGAGGACAGTGTCAAGATGGCCAAGAACTTAAACGCGCGCCAGCGTTTCTTTTCACCGGTAATTGTACGCGGAGAAGAGGATCAAGGAGTACGCTTATGGGGATATGGCAAGACAGCTTATAAGGAGCTTCTTAATCTTGTGTTAAACCCAGAATATGGGGACATCACTGATGTAGACGATGGGACTGACTTAGTTATTAACTACGGCAAGCCCGCGGGTGCACAGTTTCCTCAGACCGCGATTACACCACGACGGAAGAACACTCCCTTGATGGCTTCTAAAGAAGAGGTCAACAACATGTTGGAGTCTATTCCTGAGTATGATCAGGTTTTCGAGTCAGCGCGTAAGAGTCCGGACGAAGTTCAGAACATGCTTGATGAGTTCTTGTTGAACGAAGATGACGCCGAGGAAGTATCATCAGAGACAACCAAGTACAATAATACTGAGACTAGCGCTGTCGACAAAGCATTCGAGGAGCTACTAGCTTCTTAGATCGTTCACCGCAGGGAGGCACGGGTTTACAGGTGTCTCAACTTCAACAATAACGAGGATAAAGATTAAAATGAAGTATTTTATTACGACAATTCTGTCGGCACTCTTTCTGTTTGGTGCAACTGCATGCAGCGATGATGAGTCAACTACAGCCCCCACAACGGCCGTAGGAGACGCAGTCAAAGTTGATCATGACGCATCGACCAGTGACTCTGGAGACTCACCTGATCTAGGTGAGGCTACTGACACCACTGCAGATACCGCTAGCGCGGCCGATGTAAGCGTCGAAGATTCAGATTCGTCTGAGTAATTGTTTAAACCGCAGGGAGGCACGGGTTTACAGGTGCCTCAACCCTAACATAGAGAGAGAAGCATGGCAAAAAAAGCAAAAAAATTAGGAAGGCTAAACCTCAAAGAGATGAGAGGCCTCATAAACAAGAAAGCGGGAATTGAAATTGCTCATTCTCTCTCAGAAGAAAACCCAACCAACGTTCGGCGTTGGATCCCAACAGGGTCCCGCTGGCTAGATAGTATTATTTGCAAAGGCAAATTAGCCGGAATCCCGCTAGGGAAAGTTGTTGAGATCGCCGGCCAAGAAAGCACGGGTAAATCCTACATGGCTGCGCAGGTCGCAGCAAACGCTCAGAAAATGGGCATCGATGTAGTATATTTTGATTCAGAATCAGCGATAGACAGCGCTTTTCTTGAGAAAACCGGTTGCTTCCTAGAAGATGACCCGCCCGAAGGTATGGGATGGTTTATGTACACACAAGCATATAGTGTTGAGACTGTGCTGGAAACCATTGAAGAGCTTCTTGGAACAAATGACAACTCCATGCTTTTCATCTGGGATTCAGTAGCTCAGACACCGTGCTCTACTGACATCGAAGGTGATTTCAACCCACAATCTACAATGGCCGTGAAGCCAAGAATTTTATCAAAGGGTGTACAAAAACTAACTCAGCCGATTGCGAATTCGCAGTCGACTCTTCTGGTACTAAATCAGCTAAAAACTAACATTACGAGCAACATCGCAGAGGCGATGACCACGCCCTGGTTCACGCCAGGCGGCAAAGCTTTGCCATATACTTATTCTTTGAGGATGTGGTTGACCTCTAGAAAGTCTAAAGCTTCTTTTGTCACAGACGAAAACGGTTTCAGAGTCGGATCCGAGGTTAAAGTTACCCTGAAGAAGAGTCGATTTGGTACGCAAGGCCGACAATGCACCTTTAAAATTCTTTGGGGCGGCTCGGACATTGCGATTCAAGACGAAGAAAGTTGGTATGAAGCTGTCAAGATCTCAGACTCAATTATTCAATCCGGAGCCTGGTTCACGCTTGTGCACGAAGATGGGACAACAGAGAAGTTCCAAGCTTCGCGATGGAACGAAAAGCTTAAAAACGACAAGTTTCGAGACAGAATCCTACAGCTAATGGACGAAGAGATCATTATGCGCTTCGAGAAGAAAGAAGGAAAAGCAGAAGATTTTTACGACATCGATGGTGAAGAAGGGCCGGTCTAATTTACCTTTTGTCTCCTGTTGTTATATTATAAAACAGAGGAGACAAGCATGTCATCTAACGATGAAAATCGAGCTAGATTCAAAAACCACACTGATGTAATAGGACGCGTCGTTAAGAAGACGTCTCGAATTGAAAGATATTTTGACCTAACAAAAAATATTGCGTTCAACAGTCAATATGGTAAAATTCGCCATGGCGCCGTTTTAATAAAAGGCGGCTCGATAAAAAACATTTCTTTCAACAAGGACAAATATAACTCTTTTGGAGACAGATTTCGCGACAAATGTCGTGGGCCTGCAACCGTTCATGCCGAATTAGGTTGCATTCTGGGCCTGTCACGAAATGTCACTTCTGGGTCTGATCTTTATGTATGCCGAATAAATAAAAGCGGAGAATTTAGATACAGCAAGCCTTGCTTGATGTGCCATGATGCGCTCAAACATGTAGGCGTTAAGCGAGTATATTATACAACCAACGATAATACGATTGAAATGTACAAACTTTAAACTAATTATTTAGTGCGGAGGAAGATACACAATGCAATCTATTAAAACAATTATTAAAGAATACTTCAAAGACACGCTCTATGAAGCAGACGTTGTCATGCGTTCATCGCGCGATAAGAAGTTGACAATCGTGACAGACAACTTACGAGGTGTTTGCGGCATAACTGTCGTAACAGTTGTGGGGCCGGCCAAGCCGGTATCCGCAGAAATAGAGAAAACTTATTTAAAAGTTAAGTTTTTTCAGTTTGAGCCAACCATAGAAGAGCACCTGTCTAGGATGGCGATAGACGCAAGAAAAATAGATGGAGTATTTTCTTTTATTCCATATAAAACTACTAAAGTAGTTAGCAGGATTTACAGAGATAAGAGGTAACATGAGTGATAATAAGAGAGTTTTGATTGTAGATCAATTGAACCTTTTCTTTCGTAACTACATTGTCAACCCAAGCTTGTCAACTGACGGAGCCCCAATCGGGGGACTGCGCGGTTGTATACAAAGCTTGCAGAAGGTCGTGAGGGAGTCAAAGCCTGACATGATCGTGATTTGTTGG